TGGGGCACATCAGACCAGTTTGAACGTATATTTCCATAGTTGCTTACAGAGTAGCGCCCGGCTGTTTCGGGGATTTCAATCCAAGTTTCTTCCATTTAGTTCTCCTTTAAGTGGAGTATAGCATGGCACTACGAAAAGAACAACAGAGTTTAAAATCTTGGGCAGATGCTAAATGGACAACCAAAAGCGGAAAGCCATCGTCAAAGACTGGTGAGCGGTATCTCCCAGAAAAGGCAATTAAGGCGTTAAGCCCTGCGGAGTATGCAGCCACGACAAAGGCAAAGCGAAAAGGCAAAGCAGCAGGAAAGCAGTTTGTTGCCCAACCTAAAAGTATTGCGAAGAAAACATCAGGGTTTAGATAATGCCATTCACAACTAGTGTTGCTACTTTTAACCCAGACCTCAATGAGATATTTGAGGAAGCTTTTGAGCGGGCTGGGCAAGAGCTGCGTACTGGCTATGAGTTTCGTACCGCCCGTAGAAGTCTGAACTACCTATTAGCTGAGTGGGCTAATCGTGGCATTAATATGTGGACTATCGAGCAAGGCTCGATTAACTTAGTTCAAGGACAGGTAACTTATGATCTACCTAATGACACCGTTGATCTTCTGGAACATGTTATTCGCACTAATTCCGGACAAGGCCCTAATCAAACTGACATCAACATCAGCCGGATCAGCGTCTCCACCTACTCCACCATCCCAAACAAGTTAACTCAAGGTCGTCCGATTCAGGTGTGGATTAACCGCCAGTCGGGTCAGACTACAGATTTAGTAGGTGCAACTGCACAAGTACCGCAAATTAACGTGTGGCCTGCTCCAGATCAAGGTACTTCACTGCAACCGTATTACGTGTTCTACTATTGGCGCTTAAAGCGCATGAACGATGCGGGTACTGGTGTGAATGCCCAAGAGATCCCGTTCCGCTTTCAAAATGCGTTAGTAGCGGGGTTATCTTATATGATCTCTATGAAGCTTAAAGACGTTGATCCAAACCGTGTTATGGGCTTGAAGGCTCAGTATGACGAAGCTTGGATGCTGGCCTCTGAAGAAGATCGTGAAAAAGCCCCACTGAGATTTGTGCCGCGTACCCAGTTCTATAGGTGATGTATGGCAAGTAAATACGCCAGCGGCAAGCATAGTATCGCCGAGTGTGATCGGTGTGGGTTTAGGTATAAGCTTAAAGAGCTGAAGAAGCTGACTATCAAGACTAAGCAGGTTAGTATCAAGGTCTGCCATATATGCTGGGAAAAAGATCAACCGCAGCTATCACTTGGTCTCTATCCAGTTAATGACCCACAGGCTGTACGAGAGCCCCGCCCTGACAATAGTTACTCTCAGTCTGGGTATAGTGGCCTTCAAATAGCGCAGTCGCCTCCGAACAGTCCTGATGCGTTTGGGGACCCGGGTGAAGGTAGCCGTACAATTGAATGGGGCTTTAACCCTGTTGGTGGTGCTAGGCAGTTTGATGCGTTCTTAACCCCGAATAGCTTAGTAGCTGTAGGGTCTGTAGGTACAGTAACAATTTCTTAGGAGTCTATAATGGACAAGAAGCAAGTAAAGCAAATCGCGGATAAAGAAGTTAAGGTTCACGAGAAGAAGATGCACGGCATGAAAAAGGGCGGTGTAACTGGTGAAGCTATGAAGAAGTACGGTCGTAACCTCGCTCGTGCGATGAACCAGAAATCCAAATAAGGAACTGTCATGGCTAAATTTAGTATGAAAAAAGGCGGCAAAGAAGTTGGCCCCGCCTCGGTGTATGCCGAGCCCCATAATATGAAGGGTGGCCCTGTAACGGATACTCGCCCTAACAACAGCAAACTTGACACTCTTGACGTTTCAGTCGGGAATAGAAGTAAGTCTGCTGGTAATGAGCCAACTAAGACCGATGGCATTAAAATCCGTGGTACTGGCGCAGCTACTAAGGGTGTGATGGCCCGTGGCCCAATGGCATAAGGAGTACTTGTGAATTACGCTGAACTTGTTACTGCAATCGAAGGTTATGTCCAGAACTATGAAACTGAATTCATAGCGAGTATTCCTACGTTTGTTAAGCAAGCAGAAAAGCGTATTTACAACAATGTACAGATACCGTCGCTTCGGAAGAACGTCACAGGCATAACGACTAACGGCAATAAGTATTTGTCGTGCCCTAGTGACTTCTTGTCCTCCTTCTCTTTGGCTGTAATTGATACAACGGGCAACTACGAGTTCTTGTTGAACAAAGATGTAAACTTTATGCGAGCTTCGTACCCAAACCCAAACGATACGGGGTTGCCTAAGTACTATTCATTATTTGGCCCGACGGTTGTAACAGGCACCCCTACGAACGAGCTTAGTTTTATTCTTGCTCCGACACCCGATGCCGCCTATGAAGCAGAGTTACATTACTACTATTACCCGGCCTCTATTGTTGATGCAGGTACTTCATGGCTTGGCGACAACTATGACCCAGCTCTATTGTATGGCTCGTTGCGTGAAGCCTATCTGTACATGAAAGGCGAGCAGGATTTGATCGCTTACTACGAGAAGCAGTTCCAAGATGCCTTGGGTCAACTTAAACGTCTGGGTGATGGTCTAGAGCGCGGTGATGCGTATCGTGATGGTCAAGCTAAAGTGAAGGTGACCTAATGGCTATCATTCAAACCCAATGCACCTCGTTCAAGGTAGAGCTGATGCAGGCTCTACACGACTTTACTACGGGAACAGGTAATACGTTTAAGATCGCCCTGTACACATCCTTCGCCAATCTAGATGCAAGCACTACGGTATACACAACTGCTGGGGAAGTAGTCGGCACTAACTACGTTGCTGGCGGCGCTACGCTGGCTAATATTACACCTGCCTCTAGCGGCACTACAGCGTATGTGAGTTTCGACCCTGTTACGTTTACTAACGTGTCTATCGTAGTTAGCGGCGCTCTTATCTATAACTCGACTAACGGCAACAGGGCTGTAGCGGCACTAGACTTTGGCTCGGACATTACCAAGGTAGGTCAGAACTTTGTTATAACTTTCCCCCTTGCGTCTGCAACAGATGCAATATTACGAATTGCTTAGGAGCTATTATGTTAGATCAAACTAAAGCGGCAGACATGGTAGCTGCAGGTGTAGGTAAAGATGGTGGTGCGGTTGAAAGTATGCAGACTGGCGGTGTGTTTACTGTTGAGTGTATCGGTGCTGACGGCCAAGTTAAATGGTCTGACGACTTCCACAATCTGGTAGTTAACGTCGGGCTTAAAGATATTAACGACAAGTACTTCACCGGTTCAGTCTACACCGCTGCTTGGTTTATTGGTCTGGTAAACGCTACTCCTACGTACGCTGCTGGGGACACCGCTGCTTTACATGCTGGTTGGACTGAGAATGTAAACTACTCCCAAGCTGCTCGTCCTACGTTGGCTTTCGGTGCTTCGACTACGGCTAACCCATCTGTTATTACTACATCTACGGCTGTGTTTAGTATGAATACAACGTCCACGATTGCTGGTGCCTTTGTTATTACTAACAGCACAAAGAGTGGTACGACAGGCATCCTGTTCTCTGAGGGTAACTTCACTGGCGGTAACAAAATTGTAGCGTCTGGCGACACGCTGAACGTAACCTATAGTCTTTCTACTGCGGGATAAATATGGCAAAGTTCAAAAAAGGTGATGCAGTTAGAGCTATCGGTGTAATCCCAGAAGGCCCTGTAGTTGGTATTCGTATGGACGATGAAGGCGATGTGTCTTACTTGATCACATGGGTTGATGCAGATGGGGACGAGCAATCCCGTTGGTTTAGCGAGGCAGCTCTAGTAGCTATGTAAAGGGTATGGGATGTTTGGTATATCGGCGTTCTCACAGGTTCCATTCTCCACACTATTGGGCGCTGCTTTTTATGTCAGCGTTTCGGATTCTGTTACGCTTACAAACACCCAATCCGTTATTACTACTTTCTCTGCTAATCAAGCAGAGGCTATAACCCTTACTAACGTACAAGACTCAATTACTTCGTATTTTTTGAGTGTTCCTGAGTCGGTTACATTAATAGCGGCACAGATTGGCAACATTGTTACTTCAGCGCAACGCGCAGAGGCCATAGCCCTAGCCAGCATACAAGTCGGGCAGGTGGATTTTGCAAGTGCAGTATCAGATAGCATAGCAAATACAGACAGTGTTTCGGTACAAACAGATTTTGCTGCTTTAGTACAAGAACAGATTAACGCGTACGCAGAGTTCCTCAGTAGGCTGCTGTGGGAACCAATACCGGATAACCAAGACCCTAACTGGGTAAACATAAATGATGCGCAAACTCCTAGTTGGGGGTTAATAGCTAACGATCAGGCGCAAGTTTGGGGTACGTTAAATACTGCACAGACACCTGATTGGGATAATGTAGATGATGCGCAGACCCCCGACTGGAATGAAATAAATACGATATAGGAACAACAATGCCACTCATCCTTGCAGATAGAGTTAAAGAGTCTTCAACGACTGCGGGTACAGGTACACTAACGCTTGCTGGCGCTGCTGGCGGATTTAGGTCGTTTGCAGCTATCGGTAACGGAAATACCACGTACTATACGATTGTTGACAACACTACGGGCGCATTTGAAGTTGGCATTGGTACGTATACGGCATCAGGCACTACGCTTTCACGCGACATAGTGCTGTCTAACTCGCTAGGAACTACTGCGCTAATTAGTTTTGCAGCTAATGCAAAAGATGTATTTGTAACCTACCCCGCCAAATATGCGGAGACAATACAGAAAAGCACTACATATCTAGCAAATGCAGCACCAGATAATGGGCTTTGGCTAAATAGTAATTCTGCGGACACTAAAGTCTTGTATAACGATGGTACAAACAGGCAGTGGGTTTCTGTAAACTCAGGGTTATCCGGAGTCGCACTTTCTTTTGACGGTGGCGTTGCAGCGCCTGTGTCGTATAACTCAATTTCTCAAATTAACGGTGGGACAGCATAATGGCAAACGTAACTATTCAAATGCGCCGAGACACGGCAGCAAACTGGACTTCAGCAGACCCAACGCTTGCTGCTGGTGAATGGGGCTTTGAGACAGATACGGGGTTAGTAAAGATTGGTACTGGGGCGATTGCATGGGTATCACTTGGGTATGTAACCAACGTCAACACCCTCAACGCTACTACTATTACGGCAACGGCTGGCGCAGGGTTTCAAAACATGGTGGTGCAGACTACCGGTACTGCTGCGTCATACTCACTCCCTGCTGCGCTTCAAGTTGCGAACGCTAAGTTCAAAGTAACTATTGTTGGTGGTGGTGGTCAAGGTGGTGGTACGGCGGCAACTGCGGGTCAGGTTGGTGGTGGTGGTGCTGGCGGTGGTGTAGTTGTGCAGCACTTTATTTATGTATCAGGGCAAAATAGCTTAACTTACACCGTAGGCGCTGGTGGTTCTGGTGCTGGTAATAATATTATTGGTGTTGCTGGCGTAGACTCGTCTGTGGTCTATAACTCCATTACTTATACTGCTGGCGGTGGTGGTGGTGGCCCTATCGCTGCTTCTGCCGCTTCTGCGGCAGGTGGTACTGCTACTGACGGGGTATTAAATATCATTGGGCAGGCAGGTGGTAATAGTGGTACCGCAGCGGCTACAGCTCCAGCAATCGGTAACGGTGGTAGTGTTGGCCTTGGCCTTGGTTTTGGTGCGGTAGTGCCGTTTACTTCTGGTGTGGGCGTAGCGGCTACTTCTGGCTTCGGTGGTGGCGGATCGGGCGCATTTAATAACGCTACCGGTACTACTCGTGCTGGCGGTGCCGGTGCTACTGGCGTAGTTATTATTGAGTTCTAATCATGGCAGCTATCGTCTTTCCTACTAGCCCCGCAGTAAACCAAGTATTTACTGCTAATAACACCTCGTGGATATGGGACGGCACTGCTTGGAACGCTTACAGCCCTACATCCGGCAATCTAGTATTTAACGGGGGTACGCTAGATGCTGGTATTGTTTCTACTGGGTCTAACTCTGTTCTAGTAACGGACACAAAGTTTATTGGCATACCCCCACCACCTGCCGCAGGTCTTGGTCTTATATCTAACGGCAACGCGTGGGTTTCTGGTGTGGTTAGTTTTGCCCCTAGCGTTCAAACCTTTAATGCTTCCGGCACGTGGACAAAACCAGCGGGACTTAAATCTGTAAAAGTTACTGTTGTTGGCGGTGGCGGTAATGGAGGCACACAAAGAGGTGGAGCAGCTTCTGGCGGCGGCGGCGGTGGAGGAGGTGCAGCAATATATTATTCTGACGCGGCAACTCTTGCTGCAACTGTTGCCGTTACTGCGGGGGCAGGCACTAATTCATTTGGAACATTAGCATCTGCAACTGTTGGCGGTGTCGGTGGGTCTTATACCACTACAGGCCCAACAACGAGTTTTGGCGGCACAGGAGGTATTGGTTCTGGTGGAACAATAAATATTGGTGGCGGCGGCGGCGGTGGAGGAATTGCTTCATCGGCGTTTAGTACCACCGTAACTTATTACCTGGGAGGCGCGGGGGGGTCTTCAATTTTAGGTGGAGGCGGCAGGGCTAGTATTGCAGGAGGCAATCCCGGTCGAAATTATGGCGGTGGTGGCTCAGGAACAACAACTCTTTCCGCTCCCGGCGGCGCTGGTGCAAACGGCATTGTTATTGTTGAGGAATTTTATTAATGAAAGCACTAATTTCACCAGATGAAATTGTTATTGATTGCAACAACAGTCAAGGCAAACGAATTGCGCAAGTTGAGCAAAATGATTTTGAGGTGGCAAGCCCATTATATTGGGTAGATTGTCCTGAAAATTGCTTGGCTGATATTTGGTATTATTTTGAAGGTCAATGCG